ATGAGAGTTATTGCTGATGGTTGCATTAAATGTGGTTCTTGCGCATCTGTTTGCCCAGTTTCCTGCATTACTGAAGGCGAAACTAAATACGAAATTGGCGATGCTTGCATCGATTGCGGTTCTTGCGAATCCGTTTGCCCAGTTTCTGTAATTTCTGCTGAATAGTACAACAAATCTAAAAGACCAGTAAACGCTTATGTTTACTGGTCTTTTTATTTTTACAAAACGGTAAAAATCACCTAATTTCTTCTCGGTTGCTCAACCGTTGCTCACCTTTTAATAGGTCATCTCCGTAAGGTAACTTATTCACCGCATCAATATATTGTTGTAGTGTTTTATGCGTATAGACATCTGCAGTGATATTATCCTTGTTAGCGTGGCCGACGATCCGTTTGATTATAATTTCATCAATACCTATGTTGCTGCATATCGAGATAAAGGTATGCCTTGTGTCATGTGGCTTGTGCTCGCCTAGGTTCCATTCTTTACATCTTTTTTGTAGTTCTTTACGATAAATGTCCTTATGTATCACGCCATCTAGTAGGCACTCGGAGCGTTTAAATTTTGCTTGCTGGTAGAGTTCCTTGATGAAAGGGGAGATACATTCTGCAATAGGGATAGCTCGATTACGGCCAGCCTCCGTTTTAGAACCGCCAATCATATATCGTTCTTTAATGTGGACATCATCAACTCGGATTGTTTGTAATTCGTTCAATCTGAGCCCCGTGTAGGCGTATATGAGTGTTAGCTTGGATATTATATCATTAGAGTGTTGCCAAAGCTCATAGAGCGCTAAATTTGTAAATATGTTAGCTTTCTTAATCGGCGTAGCGTTTTTATTAATAATAATATCGGAAAGGTAGTTGCGGGGAATAACTTCCTGCTTAACTGCGAGAGTACCTACAGAAACTATGATCGCTTTAATTAATTTTTGATAAGACTTTGTGTGCGTCGAATTATCGAATATAGACTGCAGATGAGCCGCTCTAAGATTTTTCATTTCAATATTGAATAGATGCTCTACTAATTTTCGCACAACGTGCATGCTTTTAATTCGCCCTTTAGATAGCCCTTGGCGTTCAGCTTCTTCCATACGCCAATCAAAGCACTGCCCAAAAGTAATTTTGCGTTCCTCCTGAATTTGTGGATTAGTGGAGAATAGGGCAAGGGCATTATACGCTTCCTTTTGCGTCGCAAAGGTGCCTATGGATTTTCGTAAGGGTTTACCCTCAGAGTTGTATCCAAGGGTCACCACGGCTCGATATGGCTTACGTAGAGCCTTATGTTTCATCTTATACACGGTGCCAGTACCATTGGCGCGTTTCATGGCCATAATTTCATACCTCCTAAAATACCCCTATCTGAGTAGTATCGGATAGGGGCTTTACGTTTATTAATCACTTGTCTTATAGACTAATTTATTTTCTTTATCCATAAGTTCTGCTAATTTATCAGTGGTAATAGGTATTTCAATTTTATCGCCATTTCCATTAATAAATTTAATAGTATACGGTGGGTTCATAATTATTTGTTTAGGTATTGCATAGTAGACAAGGGCATAGCTATGCGGCATCATATCATAGATTTTGGTATTCATCGCTACTGGGATTATATACTGATTGTCCTTTTCTATAAGTAATCGTTGTGATGGTAGTTGAGGCATTACTGTACCGGCTAATGGATTCTTTAGATGAAGTGCATATGTAGCTATGTATACATAATCATTACTGTTTAGTATGGCTTTCTTAAAAGATTCGTCTGGAAAAATCAGACGATCGTCTTTGGAATATGATACATATTTAGTGATTGTAGCTGGGGTAATTAATACCGCGGCGCCACCAGCTCCACTCCGAAGTTCAACTCCATAATTAATTGGGCTTTCAAGTTTACGATCAGTTTTATAATTTTGCCCGGTGCTCCAGATTTTATCATACGTTTCTGGGGTTACATCAATAAATTGTGCAAATGAAGAACTAGCAACTGTTGCAAATATTGCCGCGATAGATAAAATTTTATAGAATTTCATTGTTTATCTCCCTTATTAATCTCCCATATTAATCTCTTACAAAGTCACATTGTACATAACAACCTTACCAATCAGGTATAAGTCATCTGTATTCTCGTAACTAAATATGATGTCCCGAAATGCCATATCCGAGCTATCAGGTTTAAATACAAATTCTTTATGTTGTTTATCATTGTAGAATCTTTTAACTGTATAATCCCCTCCATTCTTAATAACTACAATATCTCCGTCATGGATATCTGGCAGTTCTATATTTCTTAATACAGCGATAATAGCGCCGTTTTGGATAACGTTGTTCATGCTTTCACCGTTAACCGGCATAAGTATAATATTCTTATTGCCTGCGTAACGACCCATCATGAAATCAGGGACAGATATAGTAGGCATGAAGTTAATGGCGTCTATCGTGGTTAACGCGCCCGCTGATACAGATGCAGGTACGTATTTGTAATTGTTGAGGTGAACCATATCTATAAACGCATCAGATTCTGCGTCAAAACGGCTGGCTGATTCGAACTGTTCAAATTTGTCTGAATCGCCGTTAAACACGCTCGGGATATATTCATCATACATGTCGTTATCCTTATAAAACTGGGACAAACTTTTACCATATACATCGCATAATTTTTTGAGTAAAAACAAATTAATGGGCTCTATCTCTGCCTCATAATCCTCAAGGTCTTTCTTGGGGATTTTTGTTATTTTTGACAGGTCCGAAAGGGATAAACCTGAGTTCACTCTTTCATTGATTAGCGCCCCCGGGATGCGGTCATCGGCTATCAAGTCCGAATCTGTTAGGTAATCAACAGTAACATCATAACGTTCCGCGATGCTCTTTAGCAAATCCAAAGGAATTTGTCTCTTTTCAGATTCATAATTACTTAATGTATTTTGAGCAACACCTAAGTCTTCGGCGAACTGTAGTTGACTAAGCCCTAACATGTGGCGTAATTGTCTTAATTTCATAAGTCTTCCTCCTTAAAAGTCTCCCTGCTTACACAATATCACATATAGCGATATTTTTCAAATATATTGTTGACGATAATCTCAAATTGAGATATACTAATATCACAAATTGAGATATTTTAGATGTAAAGGGAGGTGATTGGATGAGACAGTACTTGATTGATGCCAGAAATAAAAAAGGGCTCACCCAGGTTGAGGCGGCAAGTAAGCTTTTTATGTCTCAAAATTATTTATCAAATTTAGAGACTGGCAAAAGACAGAAAAGCCTTAGCGTGGCAACTTTAAAGGCGTTCTCAAAAGTTTATCAGATTCCGTTGGCTGATTTAATCGCATCAGAATCTGCATATGGAAATACCTAATAGGTAACGAAATTAAAAGAAACGAGGGCAGCAAATGACAGATATGGAGATTTTGTATAACGCTTACCGTGATAGCGGGTTACAGACCAACGAGGAAATGGAAAATTTACTCGGATGGCCGAACGGTAAGATTAGAACTATGAAAGCCCGACTAAAGGCAAGAGGATTTATCGACTATGAATTCGGTAAGCCGGTTACGATTTTAAAGCCGTATCGAGAAGATGTGGAAAAGCCAGAAAGCTTCAAAGCAGCTATATACCGAGAGATGTTAGAAGTTTACATGGATGATTTCCGTAATCAAGATACTTTTAAAGATCGTTTACAAGTAGGCCAAGAAATCAGAATGATTTTGAAGGCTATATGAAAAGGAGGGGCAGTGCACATGATTAGAAAAGTGATTTCGGTCGCCCAAATGTCGACCGTGCTCGGTGTTAGCCTAACAGCTATCCGAGAGGGAATCGCAAGAGACCGATTTCCATTCGCATACGCCTGGCAGTCGCCGGGTAAGAAATCCCGTAGTTTTGTTATTGACAAAGAGGGGTTTAGAACATTCCTTGTCCATTCGCTAGGTTGGGATGTGAAAGTAGTTGATGCGGAATTTAAATCCGCTGGAATTCATTAGGAGGAATTAATCATGACATGGATTGACGCAGGAATGCATTTGAGCTTAGCTGCAGCAGCAGTAGCATCTATTTTATCAATGCTGATGTTATAAAGGAGACCTTAACTATGACTGAAATTCCAGTAAACAAAACAGCAATGGCTGCACATTTAAAAGCAGTCGAATCAGATCGAATTTTAAATAGTATTGATTGCAATATTATGGATGCGGCATATGAGCTGCAAAACTTTATGTGCGATTACGACGAGTCGGAAATCCGTATTATCGTCACTACAGATGGTATTACAGCTGAACGAATCGAAGAGGAGGACGAGGATTAATGGGTTATATGTTAATTGGCACGTTTTTGGTTGCAGGTTCCATGGGAGCCTTAGAACTCGACCAAATAGGATGGGAACAGTTTATATTGCAATCGTTAATCGGACTGGTTCTATCTCTATACGGATTTAAAAAAGATATGGCAGAAGTTGACGCAGAAGAGCAGGAAGATGTCGTGTACATTCCTAAGGTAAGGAAATGCGGCAAATACTGCCGCAATCCATATTACAACTAAAAGGAGACAGAAAATGACAAAATCTTATGTCAGCAAACAAAAAGTAAGGGACTTCGTATCCCGTATTAGTTCTGATAAAACCGATGCAATTGAAAATGAATATGAAGCGCTATTAACTAAAGAAATTAAATCACTAGATGCCTTTAAGCGTTTAGAAGATGCTCTATCCGAAGCACGGAAAGCAGCTATGGAAATTAGGCAAGCGGGATTTGGCGGTAGCGTTTTGGCTAATATGCCGACTTCGGATTTTTTAATCGATCGCATGATTAGTCGGGGTAAAAGTTTCTATCATGAACCACCAAAAGCAGGGGCTGCTATTTGTAAGCTCTTAAAGCCGTTCGTGGAACGACTAACAAAAGTACGTAATGCTAGACAAAGTGCTTACAGAATTATTGATGAAGCTCAAACCGGACGTGCTGCTGCAGATGCGTTAAGAGAAGCAGGTCTAGATTATTACACATGGGAAAATAGGAAGCCGGAGATGGTGCTTGATTTAAGCGCTTTGAAAGGTGGTGATTAAATTGCGAAATTGTAGTACCTGTCCAAAGCGAGATTATTGCATTCCTGATGAATGCGAGAACCTGGGCATAAAAAATGAGCCTGATGATGCTGCAACATCAACAAGCTCAAATTAGAAAAATATTATTCTACGTTGATTATATCACAGAAAGGACAACTTATGGAATTCCTATTAGTTACTTACGATACCAGTGATTATTACTGGCAAAATAATACACCTGTACATAGTCCAGATGAATTTTGGTTTAGATATTACGAATCCGATACAAACGTTCCAATCGATAATATTGGTGTTGGTGATTGGGTTGTTGTTAAATCAAGAAACGGCTTAGGCGTTGCTCGTGTTTTGAAAAAGGCAAAAGACCTTGATACTGTTCGGATGCAAGGTTTCAAAGGAAATGTAGTCAAACAGGTCATTGCAGTTATCGATACTTCTAAATGCGATAAACGCGAAAGTGATCGAGCTAAGTTGGAGGACATAGAAAAGAAACTCGAACAAAAGGCTAAGAATGCTGAGCGCTTGACTATGTATCGATTACTCGCAAAAGATAATCCAGAATTCTCGGCATTACTTACTGAGTATGAATCTGTAAAGGCGTCTGTCGATGAATTATAACGCTTTCATCAACTCTAAGTCTAAAATGTCGGAATCTCACGGATTTGATATTGATACAGGTATGCTAAACAAACACCTATTTGACTTTCAACGAGATATCGTTAAATGGGCTTTGGCAAAAGGTAAAGCTGCCATATTCGCGGATTGTGGATTAGGTAAAACTTTAATGCAGCTGTCATGGGCGTATGAGATTTATCTACATACAGGTGGATCAGTACTCATATTAGCACCACTAGCTGTGGCCGCTCAAACACAGTCCGAGGGTGAACGTTTCGATATTCCCGTGACCATATGTGAATCTGATGATGACATTGTGCCAGGCGTTAATATTACAAATTATGAGAAATTAGGACGATTCAATACCGATAATTTGATAGGTGTCGTGCTTGATGAATCGAGTATCCTAAAGTCATTTACTGGTAAGGTACGTACGGATTTAATAAATCGATTCAGTAATACACCATATCGCTTGGCATGTACGGCAACACCTGCTCCAAATGACTATATGGAGCTTGGCAATCATGCGGAGTTCCTTGGCATTATGAGCCGTAATGAGATGCTATCTATGTATTTCACACACGATGGTAGTGATACCGCTAAATGGCGATTAAAAGGCCATGCAGAGAATACCTTTTGGGAGTGGATGGCGTCATGGGCAGTAGTGCTAGATAATCCGGCATCCCTGGGTTATGAAGATGATGGCTATGAGTTGCCTGAGTTACACGTACATGAAATTGTTGTTGATAAAACAGATGAGGATGTCCCTACTTTATCCTTACTGGAACGCCGCAGGGCTCGCAAAGCATCTCTTGAATCAAGATGTAGAGCAGCAGCTGATTTAGTCAATGCATCTAATGAGCAATGGCTAGTGTGGTGCGACCTTAATGATGAATCAACTACGCTGAAAGAAATGATTGATCTCGCAGAGGACGTCAAAGGTAGTGATAAGGCGACTCGAAAGCAGGGCATGATGTTAGGTTTTGGTTCTGGATTCCTAAAATGTTTGGTAACAAAGCCAAGTATCGCCGGATTCGGAATGAACTGGCAAAACTGCCACAATATGATATTCGTAGGGCTGTCTGATAGTTATGAGCAGTATTATCAAGCACTTCGTCGATGCTGGCGATTTGGCCAGAAGTATGAGGTGAACGCCTATATTGTAATTTCCGAAAAGGAAGGCGCGGTTAAAGCGAATATCGAACGTAAGGAAGCGGATGCTATAAAAATGAGGGATGCTATGATTGCGCTAACCCGTGACGCTGTTCGTACTGAATTATCTAAAACTAAACGGGAATCAACGGAATACAATCCGTGTGTGCCGATGGTGTTACCTAACTGGGCAGAAATGAGGGCTGTTATATGACTAAAATTTATGTAAGCCATCCATTCGGAGGATTGGCTAAAAATAAAAAGAATGCTGACTCTGTATTAAAGTGGCTGCAGGACGATATGGGCGTATTTCCGATAAAGGAACCTTTTGGCAGTGATACGCATAACATATTCCTATCACCTATACATATGTTTGGGCATTTATATAACAAGGTTGATTATGATACTGGCATAGGCTGGTGTATTGACCTTCTAAGTGGTTGCGATGCAATCATAATGTGCAACGGATGGGAGAACTCAACCGGGTGCAATTTGGAGCTAGCTTATGCTAAGGCTCATAACATAAGAGTTATCCATATCAATGAATTAAAAGCAGCCAGATTAACTAGATTATCTGTTGATGCAGGTATGGATAAAGCTATAGCTGCCCTGGCTGGATTTGCAATGCTGCAAGCACTAAATAAGAAAGCAAAGGAGGACCTACAACGTGAACGTGCTAAATCAGTTAATTGAGTCCCGATTTGCAATTTATAACGGCGACTCAGTAGAAGTGCTAAAAGGGCTACCTGATGATAGCGTTCATTACTCTATATTTAGCCCTCCATTTAGTAGCTTGTATGTTTACTCAAATTCCGATAGGGATATGGGAAACTCATCTACTGATAGTGAGTTTTGGCAGCACTTCAAGTACTTGATCGCAGAACTATACCGCGTAATAATGCCTGGGCGATTAGTATCAGTCCATTGTATGGATTTACCGCTTACGAAATCCAGGGACGGTGTTATCGGAATGAAAGATTTTCCCGGTGATATTATTCGAGCCTTTCAGGATGCTGGATTCGTGATGCATTCCCGAGTCACGATTTGGAAAGACCCTCTTGTTGAGGCTACTCGGACAAAAGCGCTAGGGCTTTTACACAAGCAGATTGTAAAAGATTCTGCCATGTGTAGAATGGGGGCGCCTGATTACATCGTGACATTGCGTAAGCCTGGTGACAATCCGGAGCCCATCGCGCATCCAGATGGATTTACTCAGTTCTTCGGTCAAGAGGAGCCTGAGGGAATCAAAGGAGTTGAACGACCGGCGCCGGATCCAGAGTTGTTTGATAAAAAGCAGAAATATAATACGGAGCCTATGTATAGCCATCAAGTATGGCGCCGATATGCTAATCCCGTATGGGCCGATATCCGCCAAACACATACGCTGAATTATAAAGCAGCTCGTGACAATAAGGATGAACGTCATATTTGCCCGCTACAGCTAGATACTGTGGCTCGTTGCATAGAATTGTGGAGTAATCCAAATGATATCGTACTTGATCCATTTGCCGGTATTGGTACTGTACCAGTTATGGCACTTCGTATGGGTCGTAGGGCTTTAGGTTTTGAGTTAAAAGAATCGTATTACAACCAATCAATTATTAATATTCAGGAGGATTTAAACAATGATTAAAGTTGAAGTTCAAGGAGTTAATGTACTAGATGTATATAACCAGCTAAAAGCTGTGTTAAATCAATTCAGAAGTTTTGTAGATAACGACCGGGCAATGGATGATAAAGCCCCTGGCATAGTAGATACAGTGGTATCTACAGTAGCAGCACCGTCCGTGTGCGTATCTAATCTAGCTCCACAAGATACAAATCAAGGTGTGCCTACTACAACAGTAGCTATGCAACCAAACTCCATATCCATGACGGCACCTAATGCAGCTGTACAAGTTACTCCTACTCAAGTAGCTATTACAGCACCAACTGTCAACGTGGCCACTGATGCCCCGGTACAAACTGCAGCACCGGCACAAACAGTTACCGCACCTGTGCAAACACCTGTTACCGCTCCGGTATCTCAAGAAGTTAAAAAGTATACATTACCTGAAATTCAAGCGGCGCTTGCACCATTACTTGACGCAGGGAAAGCTGTAGAATTGCAACAATTAATGGCGCAATTTGGTGTTCAATACTTGGGTGAAGTACCTGAGGACAGATACCCTGAATTAGTAAATGCAATTAGAGGATTGGGGGCAAGAATCTAATGGCACCTCGATCACATGCATTATTAAACGCATCGGGGTCGCACCGGTGGCTGCATTGTACAGCCGCCCCTCTCCTAGAGGAGAACTTTCCCGATAGTACATCTGTGTATGCAAAGGAAGGAACCCTGGCACACGAACTGTGTGAGTTAAAACTACAGAAGTATACCACGGCCATGGCCAAATCCACATACACTCGCAAGTTCAACAAAATCAAAAAGGATGAATTGTGGCAACCAGAAATGGACGATACCTCGGAAACATACCTTGAATATGTCAAAGGTATTATGCTGGGTTGTACGGCAACTCCAGTAGTAGCCATTGAAAAACGCGTTGATTTTAGTCGTTATGTACCCGATGGATTCGGCACGGCTGACTGTATCATCCTATCCGGCGACACCTTGCACATCGTTGATTATAAGCACGGAAAAGGGGTAGTCGTTGATGCGGAACACAATCCGCAAATGATGTTATATGCCCTTGGCGCGATTGATGCGTATAGATTACTCTATATGTTCAATACGGTCAAAATGACTATCGTGCAGCCCCGTGTTAATAATATCAGCGAATGGGAAATCCCTACGGCAGAACTACTGGATTGGGGTAATACCTTTGTCAAACCTCGTGCAGACGAGGCTATATCTGGTAACGGTAAATTTGAACCCGGTGACTGGTGCAGATTCTGCAGGGCAAAGCAACAGTGCAAAGCCCGATATGATGCAAACGACTCATTGCACAATGCGCTAGTTGCTAATCATGATCCGCGACTTATCTCGATGACAGAACTCGGTGAATACCTTCGTCGAGGGAAAGATGTCGCTGCTTGGCTCGAGGATATGAAAGACTACGCACTCACTGAATCTCTTAATGGGGTGACAGTCCCTGGCTGGAAAGCCGTAGAGGGTCGTGGTAGTCGGGCCTTTCAAGACACCGATGCTGCTATCGATACTTTAATCAAAGCTGGCATCGATGAAAGCATTCTGTATGAACGCAAGACATTAACATTGGCACAGATGGAAAAGACCATCGGTAAAACCCAATTTAATGATATGGTAGGCGACATGATCGTTAAGAAAGCAGGCAAGCCTACCCTAGTTGAGGAATCCGATAAGCGCCCTCGGATTACCAATCAACCTACTGCGGCGCAAATATTTAATGTATCTAATGATAATAATGGAGGTAATTAATTATGTCATTCGTTCCACAACCAACTGAAGTATTATTGCAAAATGTTCGTGTATCCTACTGCCATCTATTAGAACCTTGGGCTAATTCCACACAGCCTGGTGCTAAACCTAGATATTCAGCTACTATTCTATTACCTAAAACTGATGTAGCTCAACACCAAGCACTTATGAATGCTATCGAAGCTGCCATTCAAGCCGCACGCACCAAATTCGGCGCACGTGTTCCAGCACAGCCTAAAGTACCAATTCATGACGGTGATGGTTACACACAATCTGGTAAGGAATTTGGCCCTGAATGTAAAGGTCATTGGGTATTTACAGCAGCGCAAGACGCTAGTTATAAAGTTGAAGTAGTAGATCTTCAAGGTAATCCTCTCACAAATCCTACGCAAGTATACTCCGGCATGTATGTCAATGTACTCGTTCGATTCTTCTTCTACTCCAATCAATCCACTGGTATCGGATGTGGTTTAGGTCCTGTTCAAAAAGTACGCGATGGTGAAGCGTTGGGTAGTATGCCTGTTGCTGCATCCTCTGTATTTGGTGCACCTCAAGGTAGCGCAGCTAATGTATATACTGGTGCTCCAGTAGCAGGTCAACCTGTGCAACAACAAGCACCTCAACAAGGTTGTGTACAACCGGTATATGCTACGATACCTCAGCAATCTGTACAACAAGCTCCTGTAGGGATTAACCCTGTAACTGGTCAACCTTACTAATAGGTGCCTGATATGAGGCATCTAAGTATTGATATAGAAACATATTCATCGACTGATATCTCATTCGGAGTGTACAAATACACTGAATCGCCTGATTTCGCTATATTGCTCTTTGCGTATTCCTACGACTTTGGCCCTGTTGAAGTCGTAGATTTAGCGCAGGGAGGGGTAATTCCTGACTGTGTAATTCGTGATTTATTGAATCCGTATGTCATTAAACACGCCTACAACGCGCAATTTGAAATTACGTGTCTTAATCGTGCAGGGTTACTCACAGCTGTTGATCAGTGGCAGTGTACGATGATTCACGGTGCCTACTTAGGTTATCCTATGGGCCTTGCCTTACTAGGCAAGGCCCTGGGGCTACCCCAGGATAAGAAAAAGGACACATCGGGGAAAGCACTTATCAAGTACTTTTGTACACCATGTAAGCCTACCAAACGTAATGGGGGACGTACCCGTAATCTACCTAGACACGATATGGATAAATGGAATGCTTTTATCGAGTACAACCGCCAGGACGTTGTGACTGAGATGGAATGTTATCACAGATTAGCCTCATTCCCCGTACCTGATGATACGTGGAAAGATTGGTATCTTGATATCCAAATCAATAGTAGAGGGGTACGCATTGACCATGAATTGGTTGAGGGTGCGCTATACATTGATGAGGAAAATCGAGAAATGTTGATGAATGAGGCTTACCAAATCACGGGACTTAACAACCCTAACAGTCGGAATCAATTACTTGATTGGCTAAACAATAATACTAATGTCAGTCTTGAGAAGTTAACTAAGGACACTGTGGCCGATGCTCTGACGGATGCTGATGATATTGCCACAAAAGTGCTTATGATTCGAAAGAAACTCGCGAAGTCATCGGTATCTAAATACACCATGATGGATGGCGCTATGGGCGCTGATCTTCGTCTCAGAGGAACATTACAGTTCTATGGTGCCAACCGTACCGGACGCTGGGCGGGTCGTCTTATCCAGGTGCAGAACCTGCCGAGAAATTACATCGAGAACCTCGACACGGCTCGGCATCTCGTTAAGACCAAAAACCGTCAAGGGTTAGAACTTCTGTACGGTGATGTATCGGATACGCTATCTCAATTAATTCGTACCTCAATTATTGCTGAAGAGGACAATACATTATGTGTGGCCGACTTCTCAGCCATTGAGGCTCGTGTTATTGCATGGTTATCGGGAGAACATTGGCGCCAACGTGTATTCGCTGAGGGCGGAGACATATACTGTGCTTCTGCATCGTCGATGTTTGGTGTTCCCGTTGTTAAGCATGGCGAGAATGGTCATCTTAGACAAAAAGGTAAAGTCGCTGAATTGGCACTCGGCTATCAAGGCGGAGTGAATGCATTAAAAGCCATGGGTGCTCTTGATATGGGACTCCATGAGGAGGAATTACCTGAAATCGTAAATTTGTGGCGTAACGCATCACCTAGAATACGAGATTTATGGTATGCCGTTGAAAATGCGGCCGTGTACACCGTTACTACCGGGAATCCTATAGGCCTTGACCATGGCATTATGTTCCGGTTAGAAATTGATCCAATATATGGATATCGATATATGACGATTGAACTACCTAGCGGACGTAAGCTGTTTTATCCTAGCCCAAGCATTAAACAGAATGCATTCGGCAAGGATGCTGTACATTTTAAGACTAAGGTAAACGCTGCATGGGTGACTGAAAGCACTTATGGAGGCAAATTAGTCGAAAACATCACACAAGCAGTCGCTCGCGATTGTTTAGCATTAACATTACGCCGATTGGAGGATGTAGGATATCAAATTATCATGCACATCCATGACGAAGCTGTACTTGAAATCAACAAGGAGAATGCAGAATCTACGTTAAATGATGTTAATGCTATATTCTCAATTGACATACCTTGGGCAGATGGACTGCTATTATCATCCGCAGGTTTTACTAACGACTATTATATGAAAGATTAGGAGGGGATACACTTGCAAAACGATAAACTGATTACCATCAGTATCGGTGCGAGTCGCACATCAAAGCAATGGACCCGTACGGAGATGTTGTGGTCCGAGTTTTGTGAACGCCTCAAAATCCCCGTTCGTACAACAGAAACCGTGGACGAATACCACAGATTGCCAAAATCTGAGAAAAGCAAGCTAAAGGACATAGGTGGCTTTGTTGGTGGTACGTTAAATGGTCTACAACGTAAAGCTATTAACGTGTCTGGGCGTGATCTGATTACCCTTGATATGGATGCCATATCGCCCGGGGAAACTGAGAACGTCGCTCGCACGATTGACAGCCTAGGCATGGCTTATGTCATCTATTCAACTCGTTCTCATACGGTGCATCGCCCGCGGTTACGTGTTATCGTTCCTACTGATAGAACGATGACACCTGATGAGTATGAGCCTATTGCTCGTAAGCTGGCAGAGCTCATCGGCATTGGTATGATGGATGGAACTACGTTCGAAGCTTCTCGGCTCATGTATTGGCCATCATGCCCGAATGATGCGCAATATGTATACTACGTAGGTGATAAGGCATTCTTATCTACTGACGGTATGCTCGGCCAATATACTGATTGGCGAGATGTGCGTTCTTGGCCACAAGTACCAGGTAAAGAAGCATCGCAGCATGAGAAACAGCTACTTGCAAAGCAAGCTGATCCGAGAGAAAAACCAGGTATCGTAGGTGCCTTTTGTCGAATATATGGTATCCGTGAGGCAATCGATAAATTCATACCTCATGCATATGTCGATGTTGACGGCAGCGAGGACCGCTTAACGTTCGTTACTGGCTCAACGGTAGCCGGGGCGGTTATTTATGATGACGATACATTCCTGTTCAGTCACCACAATACTGACCCGTGTAGTGGTCAATTAGTTAATGCCTTTGACCTTATCCGGCTGCATAAGTTCCACAGCTTAGACGAGACTGCTAAGGACGGAACACCTGGGCACAAACTGCCATCTTACATGGCTATGTCTAAACTAGCTATGCAAGATACGGTAGTCGTTAATGAACTCAACATGGCTCGCGCCCGAGAATCGGCATCAAATGTATTTGCTGATATTATCACGGACGTATCGGCTCATTCTGAGACATCCGATCTCGACCCTAATGCGTTGACGAACGTTGACTGGATGAAAAGCTCGACATTAAAGTACGACGAGAATGGTCGACCTAAGAACACATTAGATAACATGCTTAAAATCATGCACCATGATCCGGCGCTTGTCGGTAGACTTGCATATGATAGATTTGGTTCAAGATACGTGGCAAAAGGGGCCCTACCATGGAATCCAACGCCAGGACTTCGCATATGGACCGATGCAGATGATGCGGGCTTACGGTGGTACCTAGAAAATAAATATGATATTACCGGCAAAGATAAAATCATGGATGCCCTCATCATGTGCGCTGAACAAAATGGATTTAATGAAGTACTAGATTACCTTAACGGGTTATCCTGGGACGGCATTGCCCGATTAGATACCATATTCATCGATTACTTAGGGGCTGAGGATAATGTGTATACCCGTGCAGCCGCTAGAAAGTCATTTACGGCGGCAGTAGCGCGAGCGTTTGAACCTGGATGCAAGTATGATACGATGCCAATTCTTATCGGAGGTCAGGGTATTGGTAAAAGTACTCTTATCCGCACGATGGGCAAGAAGTGGTACGCTGATGGCTTAAATACCTTTGAGGGTAAAGAAGCCGCAGAAGGTATTCAAGGTAAATGGATTATAGAAGCCGGTGAAATGGCTGGGTATTCGAGGGCTGAAGAAAATGCATCTAAGCAATTTTTAAGTCGTCAAGTAGATGTATTTCGTCAGGCTTATGGCCGACGTACGCAAGAGTATCCACGGCAGTGTGTGTTCTTTGGCAGTACGAATCAGTATGAGTTCCTAAAAGATATCACAGGCAATCGCCGATTTTGGCCTATTGATCTTGAAATGACGACTCCGCGAAAGAACATATTCGTTAATCTTCCAGGGGAAGTAGACCAGTTATGGGCGGAGGCCTTGTATCGGTATAAAAGCGGGGAAAGCCTCATTATCGAGGATGACCCGGCTGTACTAAAACTGGCTGATGCGGCCAGAGAGGCGCATATGGAATCAAATACCAAAGCAGGATTGATTAATGAGTTTTTATTAATCAAAGTGCCGTTAAATTGGAATGTGATGAGTCGGAGCGCCAGGAGGACGTATCTTAGCATGAATGCTAAACCTGCCGAGGGTCAAGAGTTAGTATATCGTGACCGTATTTGCGCAGCAGAGGTATGGTGGGAGTGTTTCGGTAACGACCCAAGCCGAATGAAGAAGATCGAGACCAGGGAAATTAATCAAATACTGGCGGACTCCCCGTACACAATGGGCGGAAGTCAGTTAATGAGATTTGGTGAATATGGACATCAAAGAGGGTTCAGAATCAACGAGTCAAAACTGAAATTATAACGTTAACATTCTCAATTAAGCGTTAACATTCTCAGTATTTTTGTTAACATTAGAATGTTAACGAATTCGGAGAATGTTAACGTACTATGTTAACGCATAAAGTCAGTAATTATCTATATTCATATAGGTTGGTTAACATTGTTAACATTATATACTGGTAAATATCAAAACAAAGAGTTTTAAGAAAAAATACGCCCTTTACAGCCTTAATTTGAACCCTCATATACGCGTATGTAAACATGTTAACGTCTAAAAATTTCAGAGGTGAGAAATGTTAGAAAAGGATATCGAGAGAAAATTAGTTGCAGGCGTCAAACGTTCGGGAGGTAAAGCATATAAGTTTGTATCCCCTGGCAATGTCGGTGTGCCTGATCGAATCGTCATATGGCCAAATGGTGTTATTCATTTCGTAGAATTGAAGACATCCAAAGGTGCACTTTCGCGGTTACAGGGAGTCCAAGCCCGTGAACTACAAAAGTTAAATCAAAAAGTATTTGTGCTAAAAGGTGCTGACGCCGTGGCTGATTATTTGGATCAATTCATAGAAGAATTTGGGGTGAAAGCGTAATGCATTTTATTCCGCATGCGTATCAACGATATTGTATCGACAAGACCGTTAATCAAAATAAGATAGGGTTATTCCTGGATATGGGTTTGGGAAAAACGATTATCACGTTATCAGCCATATACGAATTGAAGTACTCCAGATTTGCCATCCGTAAAGTGCTAATCATAGCGCCTAAGAAAGTAGCGGAGGCTACATGGCAACGCGAAGCACGAAAATGGGACGGAGTAGGTATATTAAGGATATCTACTGTATTAGGCAGCCTGAAAAAGCGTATTAAGGCTTTAAACACACCTGCCGACATCTACATCATCAATCGTGAGAATGTAACGTGGTTAGTTGATTACTACAAGAATGCATGGCCGTTTGACATGGTAGTTGTGGATGAATCTAGTTCCTTTAAAAACCACACAGCTAAGCGCTTTAAATCATTAGTCTATATGTATAATCACATCAAGCGTATGGTGTTGTTAACGGGTACGCCAGCCCCTAACGGATTAATCGACCTATGGGCGCAAGTGTATTTATTAGACAGAGGTGAGTCGCTAGGAAAAACGTACACAGGATTTAGAGATTATTATTTCGAGCCCGATCAGAGGTCACGCGAAATGGTGTACTCCTATAAACCTAAATCCGATTCAAATGACAGCATTATGACGGCAATATCTGGGTTATGCATATCCATGAAAGCTGATGACTATTTGGAGCTACCTCCAGTAATCAACGATATTAAATATGTGCAGTTAGATTCAAAAGCTAAAAAGGCATACGAAGATATGGAGTGCACATCTGTATTAGAGTTGATTGAAGCCGGCGAAGATATCACAGCTTTGAGTGCAGCAGCATTATCCACAAAGCTACAACAGTTAGCGAACGGTGCTGTATATGATGGCGATAGGAACGTTCACGAGATACACGGCTGTAAGATTGAGGCTTTTATGGAACTCGTAGAACAGTTAAACGGCAAGCCTGCATTAGTGTTTTACAACTTTAAACATGACTGTGAAAGGTTAAAAGCAGCATTGGCTAAGACTAAATTACGAGTCTGTGAGTTAAAGGGTGCCGATGATGAGATAGCGTGGAATGCTGGAGAGATTGATATTCTATTAGCACATCCGGCTAGTACGGCATACGGGCTTAACTTACAGGACGGCGGCAACCACGTAATATGGTTCGGGTTAAACTGGAGTCTTGAGTTATATCAACAAGCTAATAAGCGGTTACATCGCCAAGGTCAAATGGAGAAGGTAATTATCCATCATCTAATATGTGAGGGAACTCGTGATGAGGATATGATGGATGCACTAGCCCAAAAAGACCGAGCACAGGAATATGTGCTGCAAAGCCTAAAAGCAAGAATTGATAAATACAGAAAGGATGATTAATATGGATCAATTTATAATGGCAGGATTAATCGGGGCCATCGTGGTAATAGTGAGTTACACGACTATTCAAGTAATAGATATCATTGATAATCGAAAATACAAGACCTCATATGGGCTAACCCCAGGTAGATTGTATGAGAGACCCAATATTCCCCCGCCGCCACCTATTAAGTTATCAGCTAGCGAGGAATTAGGGCGATATATAGCTGATGAAAGATTTAGGCATTTAGGAAAAGTAACGAATCAATTTGGGATACATATGGGTAAAGTTATAGCAGATAAATCCCCTAATCGCATAATTAGTCAATGCGATGATATAAACCACCCAAGCCATTATACACAAGGAGATATCGAGGTTATCGATTACATCGAAGACAAGAAACTAGGGTATCGATTGGGTAATGTAGTGAAGTATGTATCCCGAGCCGGTCATAAGGACGATGCTATTAAGGATTTGAAAAAAGCCCGTTGGTATCTAAATCGGGAAATTGCAAAGAGGGAAGAGCATGACAAAAGTCGAGCGACTACTAATTAACAAAGGACACTATCTAGATGACACGTATCATCTTGTCATGGATATAGTTAAGGTTGTAGATAATCTTAAGGATAATGTTGCCGAGAGATTAGATGATGATCTGAGTGATGATGCGTACGCCATGTGCGCAGAGATGTTTACCGCTGTTGAGCAATGCAAAGCAGATATGGTAGAAGCCATCGAGGATATTGTCGAACGTATGGAGGTAAAGGATGCAAAAGCGTAGAAGCAGGGCAGATGTGATTGTAGGTGCCATACAGTCAGATTTAAGTCTTGCCATCATACGAGCCCGCAATAGACAACTGAGATCACCTATGCTAGATGATAGAATTCGTGAAAGCGGATACATTGACGGATTACTACGAGCACAGATGATTATCAGTAAATATGGGGACTATCGCATATGATGGGTATAGAAGAACTACAAGCTGTCCGCCATACTGAGCAGCGAATGCGTGCGTTAGAGATTCAGCTAGGTGCGATTAACCGAGATCTACATTCAGAAGCTATACAGATATGTGAATCGGGAGATGCTATGCCACGAATCAGTAAGCACTTACAAGAATGTAGGGAGGAGCTGAACAGAGAATGGGATGAATTGATTGATTCTCGAAACAAGGTCAAGCAAGTCATCAACCAAATAACTGACGGACAATACAGAGATGTACTGAATCTCAGATACATTAATGCATTGCCATGGGAGCAGATAGCTGTCGAACTAGGGTATTCGTGGCGACAAGTTCACAGACTTCACAAGAAAGCAATAGCTGAATTTGAAAAGATGGCATAGAATGGCACACTCTTAATTTAATATAATGTAAATGTAGTAGATAGCAGGCAGTGTCTGGCCCGCACAATATGTCTGCCTGCTGCACTGCCCCGGGGTAGACCTTACTTAGTTGAGGTCTACCCTTTTTCTTATTGAGTATCAATGATAATTCCTAATTGAGAAAATAAAAATTGGGAAAAGGTACTCCGCGGGCGAAAAATGGCCGCTGGTCGCCCCCGCGCGATGGTCCTCTCTCTGTGAGAAAAATTTTCCTGTTGAATGTAGAAAGACGAATTTAGAAAGGAGTACACCTATGGCGGACACAAAACCGAGAGTGAAATTTGATGCTGCAGGCAATCTGCTCGTATCCAGCACTCAACTATGTGACCTCTTGCGGGTCACTCCGGAAATTATTTCTCGACATCATAAAGCAGGGATGCCTAAAGCCTCTGTAGGTTGGTGGAATCTCCGGGAAGTCCTCGTGTATTTAGGACAGGCGAAAGGTGATAACGCTAAAAGCAAATCCGCATCAACTCGTAAGTTAGAAGCCGAAGCAGATTATAAAGAAGCAAAGGCCGCGCGTGAAAAGAAAATGCTAGATGTGCTTAATGGAGAATATGTCCCTCGTGCTGATGTTGCACAGGCATGGACTAGCCGAGTATTGGAGATGAAGACATCATTTACCAAATTAGGTAAGCGTATTGGAAGTGAATTCACGGATCCTGAGGAACGTGCTCGTGTAGAAAAGGTGGTGAATGGTCTTGTCGAAGAATACCTCGAAAGCTACGCACGCGAAGGCGAGTACACGCCGAAAGTCAAAGCCACGGGAAAAGATAAGTCCAAAGGTTGACTGGTTCCCTGAGGAATTAGAGGCATTCAAGCCACCTGAAAGATACACCGTTTCGGAATGGGCGGATAGGTACAGGGTACTGACTAATATATCTGCTGAACCTGGACGATGGCGTACAGCGCGGACACCTTATCTCAAGGAGCCTATGGACAAATTCACGGACCCTCTTATTGAAAGCATCTCGTTATGTTTCGGGGCGCAGATTGGTAAGACGGAAGCTGAGCTTAATATGATTGGGTATGCGTTACACCAAACCGCATCACCAGTCATGATGGTTTATCCGACGGATACTATCGCAAAATTTGCTAGCGATAAACGTGTGCAACCGATGATCCGGAGCGTAGAACCATTGGCAGATATGTATGACGAGGGCAGTAAGCTGCTGGAGTTAGACTTCGTTAATGGGAACTACATGGTGCTTGTTGGGGCGAACTCACCAAGCAGCTTATCAAGTCGGTCAATTAAGTACTTATTCTTCGATGAAATTGATAAGTATCCAGCTTTCTCTGGTAAGGAAGCGAATCCAATTAAGCTGGCTGAGGAACGTACCAAGACATTCGTTGATAAGAAGATTGTAAGAGTGTCAACTCCTACGATTGAAAGCGGCAATATTTGGCAGTCCTATATGGACGCAAATGAACGCAAGCAGTATTACGTGCCATGTCCGCATTGTGGGGTGTCGCAGACCCTCAAAATCAAACAGATAAAATGGCCGGAAGAACACCATGGCAATGCGGATATGATACGTGATACCGCATATTATGAGTGCGAACATTGTAAGCACCGTATTGATGATAAGCACAAGATGGATATGCTCCGGCAAGGTGAATGGCGTGCGGTGAATGAATCACAAGTCCGAGTTGTCCGGTCGGTTGCCTATCATATGTCATCCCTTTACTCTCCATGGGTTACCTTTGGCGATGTGGCATATGAGTTTGTTAAATCAAAGGATAAGCCAAGTGAGTTGATGAATTTTATCAACTCTGGATTAGCGGAGCCGTGGAAATCTGCGAAAACTAAAAGCACACAGAACCTCGTGTTTACGCAGTCGGAAGTTCCTCGCGGTATTGTGCCACAGCATGCGCCACTACTTATCGCCTCTGTCGACGTGCAGCAAGATCATTTCTGGTGGGAGGTTAGAGCCTACGCTCATGGAGTATCAAGTTACTTAGTCGATTATGGTCAAGCAAGTAGTTGGGCAGATTTAACCGAGATACTCATCGATAGAGAATATCCATCAGAGTATGGTGAGGCCCGTAAGATTGTGAGGGCCGGTATCGATAGTGGCTACCGAACAGATGAAGTATATCAGTACTGTGCGCAGTACCCAGAAGTATGCGTACCAGTTAAAGGTGATTCATCACACAGTCCTCTAGCTCCGCCTTATAAGATGAGCAGCATCGAGAAGGGCGTCATCGGAGGCATGAAGCTGTACGTAGTGAATACCGATTACTGGAAGGACTTTATATTTGCACGTATGGTACGTCCGGCTAATGAGCCTGGCACAATCCATTTATTTAAGGATTGCCCAGAGGAATATTCGGAGCACCTCCGGTCGGAGGAAAAGCAAGAAATCCGAAATGTAAAGACCGGAGCAGTTACAGTGCAATGGAAACCATTAACCAGTCATCCAACAAATCACTTGTTGGATACGTGTGTATACAACGCCATGGTGGCGGACTCGGTAGGTGTTAAATACTTACCCGAATATAATCTGGATACCGATGAGGGGGACGAAGATACGGATGATGAAGACTTTAATGCAGATAGCCGAGGTTGGTTTAGTTAAGAAGGAGGTGAGACCATGAGCGCAAGAGAAGACTTGGAGCGTATTCGAACGATAATCGAGGAAATTGAGACGAATGGATACGCCGAGATGTCTGTAGGTGGTAAGCGATTTAAGACGCATGACCTGCCGAAATTATACGCCCGTGAACGTGAGTTAATGTCTCGCGTTGATGATGAGGAAGGTAATAGCACGACATCCTACGTGTCATGGGAGCGACGATGAACATACTTGATAAGGTAATAGCTTATTTCAATCCAGAACGAGCTGCCCGTAGAGCATATTTCCGTAGTTCGCTTGAACGTGGATATGATGCGGCGTCAACAGATCGATTGAGTGGCGACTGGATGCCAGTATTTGGTACAGCTGAACAAGTAGCATCAGGCCAACGTGATTTGATTCGAGGTCGTGCACGTGCAGCAGAACTTAATAGTGACCTTGCTGAAAGTGTTGTATTGGCATTATTACGGAATGTAGTAGGTACCGGAATAAAGCCACAGTGCAAAATTAAGACCCGCGCAGGAAAGCTGAATGAAAGACTCAATAAGAAAATTGAGGAAGCTTGGGCGGACTGGGTGGATAAGGAAAACGCGGATATCCGAGGAATATCTACGTTCTACGAGTTGCAAGAAATGGCTCTGCGCCGAATGGTCTATGACGGGGAAATCCTAGTTAATATGACCTCCGAAGGCGCAGATATACCACTATCATTACAGCTTATCGAGGGCGAGAATATCGGAGCCGTATCGGTAAGCGAGAATGGCAACAGTATTGTTAATGGCGTGGAAGTTAATAAATACGGAAGACCAATAGCATATCACGTATTCCAAACAGATCCATTAGGAATACGGTCGTTTAACGAGGCAAGGCTGCCAAGTAATAGGGCTTTTCTATTACATAAGCCTCGCAGACCTAGTGAACTGCGCGGGGTTAGTATGTTAGCCCTCGTATTAAAGCGTATTCATGACGTAGATGAATACATGGATGCCGACCTTATAGCGGCTCGTGTAGCCGCATGTTTCGGCGCGTTCGTAACAAGTAATACTGGGGGTAACCCGATGGTTGCAAATAAGATTGATAGTAAAGGCAAGAAAGTTCGTTCAATGGCGCCAGGGATTATCCAACATCTACGTGCAGGTGAATCAATTTCATTTGCGGAACCTAAGCGAAATGCAGGAACCGCATCAGAATACTCAGCGACACAAACAAGACGCATAGCGTCAGGTATGGGTCTAAGCGCGGACATAGTGACGCGCAATATTAGTGGTAACTTCTCCGCAGCTCGGCAGAATATGCTGGAGGACCAGCAATCATTCAAGCAGATGCAGCGTTTTATAATTGAGCATTTTTGTATGCCGGTATGGCGCGCTTTCATTGAAGCATGCTACCTAAAGGGAATTATCCCGGCCAATGACTATGCAGCAAACCCAAAACTTTATAAAAAGGTAGCGTGGTTAGCTCCAGGCTGGTCTTGGATTGACCCTGTTAAGGAAGTTAACGCTAACAAGGAAGCCATTAAGGCAGGACTCACAACGCTCGAAGACGTATGTAGTGCATCTGGTAAGGACTGGGAAGAAGTGCTGGAACAGCGGAAGCTGGAACAAGACCGCATTAAGGAATTGGGTGTTGCCCTTGATATGAATGGGGACATAACGAATCTAGCGGATGATAGCACCACTGATATGAAAGGAGATGATAGCTAGTGGGGAAATTTGCAAAGAAGCAGCTCTTAGGTAAATATGCCCGAGAGGCGCAAATTACAAATATCGAAGCGAACGATGATCGTACCGTCGAATTGTCCTTTTCCTCTGAAGAGCCATATGAAAGATGGTTCGGAACAGAGATATTGTGTCATGACGACGGATGCATTAACCTAGACCGCTTTAATAATGGATTAGGCACAGTGTTATTTAATCATGACCGCGACGCGGTTGTCGGCCACATCGAAAAGGTGTGGATTGAAGACAATCGAGGTAAAGCGATTGTTCGATTCGATGAAGACGATGAGTCTGAAAAGATTTATCAAAAAGTGCTAAAAGGCACACTACAGGGCGTGAGTGTCGGATATGACATAGGCCGATATGAGGAATTAATCGATTCCGATTCTAAAAGTTCCAATGGCCGGTTTACAGGCCCAGCATACGTAATTACATATTGGGAACCATTGGAGATTAGTGTTGTGTCCGTCCCTGCAGATCCGACTGTAGGGGTAGGCAGAAGTGTAGAAGATAATGAGGAGGAACCTATGAAAGGTGATGCAAAAGCAAAAGGCACTGAGCAAAACGTGCCACAAGTAGTACCGGAAGTACCAGAGTCCGGAGTTAAAGGTTTTAATGCAGATGACGCTAAGAAGTTGATTGCGGCAGAACGTGAACGCGTATCTACAATCACAAGTCTATGCCGTGATTTCGAAGTTGATGGTGTAGATGATTTCATCAAATCTGGCAAATCTGTTGCCGAAGTTCGTGAGGTAGTAATGGATGCGTTGCGTGAACGCAATAAACCAGTAATTACTAAAGTCGGCGAAGCAGATTCTGATAAGTTCCGCATGGCTATGCAGGACGCTTTGATGATGTCTATGGGTATCCCAGTCGCAAATCCTGCACCAGGTGCAGATGAACTTCGTTCTATGTCCTTGATGGAATTAGCACGTGAGTCTATAGCTCGTGAAGGTCTAACTGTTAATTACTCCGATCGATTGGAATTAGCTCGTGAAGCTATCAACTCTACATCCTCTTTCCCAATCGCGTTGTCTAATGTAGCAAATAAGGCCTTGATGCAAGGTTATGAAACTGCACCATCCACATTTGCAACATGGGCTGGAAAAGGCAGTAACCGTGACTTCAAACCAGCAAAACGTATTTTGCTTTCCGAAGCAGCCGAATTGAAACTTGTCCCCGAGGGCGGACAATTCAAGGATTCCCAAATGAGCGAAGCCGGTACGAATGTTAGTGTATTGACATTCGGACGTACGTTCAGCTTAACTCGACAAGCTCTTATTAATGACGATTTGGGTGTATTTAACGATATTTCTTCTAAATTCGGTCGTGCAGCAAAAAATAAAATCAATAACATGGTATATGACCTTTTAAGCGGCAATACTGTGTTAGAAGATGGAAAGGCTTTGTTTAGTGCAGACCGTAAGAACTTAGCAACTACAGGCTCTGAGTTAAGTGTTGTATCTTTAGCTGCAGGCGTAGCGGCTATGCGTCGCCAAAAACATATTGGTGAAAATCGTAATTTGAATATCTCACCTACGTATTTGATTGTTCCACCTGAGCTCGAAGCATTAGCGTATCAAGTAGTTAAATCTGTGGTAGACCCTGCTCGTAGCAATGATACAGTTAACCCATTCAGTGGTCGATTCACTATCGTCGTAGATGCAGCATTAACGGATCCGCATGCTTGGTATTTGGCATCCCGTCCTACAGATGTACAAACTATCGAAGTAACGTACTTAAATGGCATTGAAACACCTCGTTTAGAAACGCAAACAGGCTTCAAGGTTGACGGCATCGAGTACAAAGTAGCAATCGATTGCAACGCAACAGCTCTCGACTTCCGCGGTTTGTATAAAAATCCTGGTAAATAATTAGTAACTGATTAGGAGGTAAATAGATATGGCTAAATTCATTCAAGAACTAGACCGCGTCGATTTTAAAAATACAACAACCGAAATGATTGAAGTAGGGGACATCGTTCCTATCGGTAAAATGCACGGTGTGGCAATAACTGATATTGCGCCTGGTGCAATCGGTGCAGTTAAGGTAACTGGCTGTTTTACAGTTGATGCAGTTGTGACAGATGCATTTGCAGTAGGTGATACTGTGTATTTCGACAAAGATCAAAAGCGTGCAACTAAAACAGACACAAATCCAGTATTGGGCATTGCCATTTCTGCAAAATCTGCAAGCGCTAAGACCGTTGATGTAGCTCTTTGGCCTAATGTAGAAAAGTAATGTAAGGGCGGGCATACGCCCCCTCCGCGCGCAGCGCGGCTCATGCACTATGAAATTAGGATATAAGCCTAATGCACTGCTTTCTGTATTTGGTGAGCGAATTACCTACAAAGGCCAAGTTATCAAAGCTAGCGTGGAGATTGGCGAATATGATGGCAAAGGTTCCGGATTTGTCGATAAAGCACTAGCTGATAAGGCTCAGATTTGGGTGCGTGCTAAGGATGTTCCTGAACCACATTCAAAAGATGAAGTGTATATCAATGGCGAGAAATGGTACGTTGATCACATTTCAAACTTTGACGGCACGATGTATTGTTTGGAAATTGTCCATAACGTGAGGGCGGTGAGACCGTGAGTAATGAACCTATTACGATTACAGACACAGCCACACCGTATCTGAATTTCATTGCAGAGACTAAACCGGACTGGATGCGTAAAGCGTTAAAATCCGCAGGGTGGATGATGCAAAAGGAAATTAAGCAGGGCATTCGGTTGGGTGCACCAGGTGGACGTAGATATCCCAATTTTATGGCACCCGCACGACGTGCTGCATTTGAATCAGCATTTGGTGCTAAACTCCGAAAAGCTTACCAAAGTGGCGGACGAGCTGAACGAGAGGCCTGGGGCTCTAAATCGCGAAATGCCTTACTTGATATGGGCATTAGCGCCAGGACAATCGGATACAGTCCTCTAGGTAAGCTATCAAATGCAGTCGGATATCAATATGACAAAGGCAAACAATCCGTCCGAGTTGGGTGGTTATCCAATTCGGCAAAACGATTGGGTGAACGAATTGAAGAGGGGTACACTAAGCAGATTACAGAGCCTATGCGCAAGAAGTTATTTGCTGCCGGTGTACCGTTACCAAAAGGAAAATCGATGTTCAAAATTCAGCCACGTCATACGTATGGTCCTATGAAAGCTGCGTTACAGCCTAAGCTTAAACCTTATATCGAGGGTAAGATAGGCGACTACGCTATTTATGGTCCAGCTGCACAATCCGCATCTCGACGTAGCTATAAGGTAAGGTGATATTAAATGTTACAACAAACAATCCCCATGTCACGTATAGTGAACCGATGGGCGGAAGCCTTATCGACAGATGAAGGATTAAATAAATTTTGTAATGACAAATACGGAAAGCCGGCGCAACTGTATGTCGGTTATGACGATGTTGACGCCCCGCTTGAAGATGACTGTCCTTGCATCATATTACTGCCAAGTAGCAAGCAAGAAGGATTTAACGACGAATATCACTATTCGTTGATGATTGTCTGGGGTATTGTACATAAAGGCGCAATTCGCGATAAGAATATCATTCGATATGATGGAGTCCTTGAATCAGATAATTTAGGGCAGCTAATTATCGAGTGCATCTGCAGGGTCAACACGGCGTTCCCGGATATCGATATAGATTATGAATTGGATAGCATGAACTGGCGTCCTGTATTTACTGGGCGCCTGACAGCTACTATTACCATCCCGCATGTAATCGGCGGGAATATTGAATATTAAAGGAGGAAATGCATATGGCAACAGCAAAACGTGCACAGGGTTCTCAGTCCCATGTGGCGATTGCGTTTGAGGCGGATTTTGGTACAACGCCATCCACTGGTGGTGTAATCACGCCAATCATTTCTAGCTCTGTGAAAGCTAGTCAAAATTTAAACGATTCCACCGTAATCCGTGGCGATCGTAATCCTGCAGCGCCATTCCGTGGCAACATTGACACGTCCGGTAGTTTAGTCGTGCCTGTTGGTGTAATCGACATCGGATACTGGCTAAAAGCTGCATTCGGTCAACCGACTTCTAATACAACTGGCCAAGCGCCAAATAAGAAGTCTGAGCATGTGTTTAAAATCGGTAACACAATGCCGTCGTTAACTATTGAGCAGGGGTACCCTGATGTTAACGTGTTCCAGCAATTTGCTGGCGCACGAGTTAGTAAATTAGGATTTAAGTTCGGCGGCGATGCCGAATTAACTGCATCCGTTGATGTGATGGGCTGTAAGGAAACATTAGCGGCCACTACATTTGATGCTGCAGCAAAAGCAGTTAATTTCTTACCGTTCCAAAACCTAAACGCAACAATTAAAGAAGGCGGCGTTACGGTGGCCAACATTTTAAGTTGCGATATCAACTTTGATTTTGGCTTGGATGGTGATTCTTACGCTATCGGCGGTAAAGGCTTTAGAACATACATCGACCCGGGTATTGTGTCAATTTCTGGGACGATTAAAGCATTCTTCCAAAATAAGGATCTTTTAAACAAAGCGGTTAACGGTACGGAATCCAGCTTGGAATTGCGACTTGAACAAGATGACTGGTCGCTTACATTCAAATTGCCTGAACTTGTGTACGAACGACAATCTCCAGGCATCGATGGTCCTCGTGGCGTCAATATTGAATTGCCGTTTAAAGCATACTATCGTGCAGATGCTGGTCGCTCTGCATCCATCATTACATTAGTTAATAATCAAGAACAATACTAGGAGGTGCCAACATGGCATTTGAAGATATTAAATTAAGAGGTTTAACATTTGCTGAGCGTAGCGAATTGATTAAGGCTGAATTAGATCCGTTATACACACCTCTTCCGGAAGAAACTCCTGAACCGGCTAAATTATTGTGGTATCGCGATTTAGCCGAATGGATTATGAAAAATGTGTATAAGATGTCTGATAGTGAAATCGCAGAAGCACCTAACGATGGCGTTATGGAATTAGCAATTGAAACTATGCGTTTCACTAATGAAAAAAAGGCTGAAATCGAAAAAAACTAATTGATGCGTGGAGTTGGCTCAACTCCGACAAACCAAAATACTGCTCTGATTGCATCAAGATGCAACGCGAGACTAAACAGAATTTTGACTGCTCGGAGTGTGAGTTCAATTCCCCGCACCAATTAGATGGAACGAGACAAGCAATGCGAGTATACAATGCTAGTCGTATGCAACGACGATGGCATTCAGGCGGTATTGCTGGATTCGATATGCCTGCGGTGTTAGAAGTGGCGAAGGCTTACGGCATCGAGCCACTACCGCACCTTATCGATTTGCTTATAATCTTGGAAGCTAAAGAGTTGGAGGTGGCGCACAAGAATGGCCAATAATTTAATTGATATTGTCGTTCAGCTGACAGATAAAAATACGGAAGCCGGACTCAAGAAAATTACTGCAAGTGCCGAAGGCGCCAAATCCGCTCTTGGCAAAATGAAGAATGACCTCATGGCGATAGGTGCCGGTGTTGGTGTTGTAGGCATCGGTGCCAAACTCGCAAAGGAAGCTATTCAGTGGGATGTAGCCGTTAAGAAGTTATCCGGTATCACAGGGGCAACAGCAAAAGAAACCAGTGAGCTATTAGCAGTAGCCAATTACATGGGTATTGCTATGGAGGATAGTGCTGGGGCATTCGCTAAGTTTTCAAAGAATGTTGGGGCGGCCAAAGAGAAAATGGAAGTCGCTCGGGCAGAGGGAAAACTCGGTACTGATATATTTAGTAAATTAGGCTACACGCTTGAACAGATTCAGGGTAAGAATACCGTTGAAGTATTTAAGATGATACAGGAACGTCTAAGGGGCATGAAAGATGGCGCTGAAAAGACTCGTGTCGAAATGGAACTCTTTGGACGTACTGGCTACCAAATGCACGCCATGCTTAATATGTCCGCCGAACAGATGGACAAAGTGGCAGAACGTGCTAAAGCAATGGGACTTATCATCGACGATGAGACTGCAGCTAAATCTGCAAAGCTAAATAGGGAATTAAAAGATTTAGAGAATACAGGGAAAAGGCTTGCAGTATCTATCGGCCATGAGTTAGTTCCTGTTTTTAATGACTACGCAAATGGCGTGTTAGACGTTGCTAAAGAATTCGAGACAATGACCGCTGAGCAAAAGGAAGCTATCGGAGGTATTGTCAAATTCGGTGCAGAAGCTGGGGCAGTAATCATAGTCATGAGGTCGCTAACTAGCGCACTCGGATTTATGCGATTAGCTACAATTGCTGCTGCAGGTCCTTGGGTAACATTGGCTACGGTAGCAGGGCTCGCAGCTAAGAACATATATGATGCAGCGTATGCATCTAAAACTGCAGGTTCTTATCTAAATGTAGAAGTTGACGGTAAGCGTATTCACAAAAATACGAATTCAACAGCAGGAATATCTGATAAGTTTAGGGAATCACATGACGCACGTTATTGGATAGAAGACTCAGCTTTATTCGGATTTATTAAAAATGACCGCTTAGCCACAAAAGAAGAGGGCGCTAGAATCGATGCGGCTTTAAAGCAAAAGGAAGAGGCGGATGCTGCAAAAGCGAAACTCGATGAGGAACTCGCAAAAGCGAAAGAGGACCTTGCTAATGGCGGATTAACGAATACCGAAGCTATCAATAAGGCGAATGAGGAAGCAGCGAAAGCGGCCAAAGCTCAAGAACAGGCCGCTAAGAAAGCTCAACAAGCGGCAGAGAAGTTAACGAGTGCCGTGGAGCGTATGTCTGAACTATATCGGTCTCTTACTTTGCAAAGCCTACAAATTGACGGTAGTCAATACGAAATCGATAAGTTAACTGCTAAGAACCAGTATGAAGCTAACAATAAGAATATTCGTGATATTATCCGCTCTGTTTCTGGATTGAGTGGAGGCGTTACTGGTGAAGCCGTAAGCGTACTGGATGCAGCTAATGAGCAACTCGGCAAGGCATACGAGTTAGGCGCAGATGGTACATGGGCAACGGATTGCGGAAAGCTGTTCTCTGATTCGGTATTGCAGGCATTTGGTAAGGACGTACCTAGATATGTCCCATCTATCATGGACGCAGCAAGAGCCGCTGGTGCTTGGCATGATGAGGGCGATGGATATGTTCCTAAAGCCGGAGATGGTGTGGTTGTACTTGGCGATAATCATATTGTAATTAGTGACGGAAACGGCGGATATACTGGCGCTAATTCAAGCACAGGTGTAATTGCTAAACCATCTGTTACAGGCGATTTTGGTGCTATTACAGGGTACGTAGACACTAGCTTATTAGCAGGTGCTTCGAGTTCTATGGCTGATACAGCAGGTAGTGCGGCAAACGCCAAAAAGCTCGCTGAGTCAAATCTAACCGCTCAAGTTAGAGCCAAGAATGAAGAGTTGTATCAAAAGCGATTAGCTGAAGCACAACGAAATCAGACTATCCGTGTTCGTAAGATGAACGAGGATATCAAGAAACTCGATCTCGAACGCACAGGCGACCGCTTGCAATTACTCAAAGCGGAAGCTGAAGCACAAAAGGCGCAGATTGATGATAACGTTCGCGAGTATACAAAAGCCGTAGGCGATAAGGAACTCGCTGAAAAGAAAGCTCAGGCAGAGCGCCTAAAATTGGCTTCTGATACTGAGCAAAAAATCAGAGAGTTGGCGTACACACAAACGAGTGAAACCGTTGACCACTTAACCAATATGGTTACTCTTGGTCGCTTATCTCGCAGTGATGCGGACGCCTTACTTGCTGAAGAGTTAAAGACCTATATTGACTATGCCCGGAGTGAAGTCAATGAGGCCCAGTTAACGGCTACGCAAAGACTGCAGATTGAAAAGAACCTATTAGAGTCTCAACAGAAGCTATGGGAACTCGCAGGTCGCAGTCTGAAAACAAGCCTACAAGAAGCGGCTCGACAATATAAGCAAGAGACTACCAATTATGCGGATCTTGCTAAATCGACTTTTGACAGTACGATGAGTTCTATCAACTCGGCATGGACGAATAATCTCGAGGCTATGGCAACAGGAACGAAGTCATTCAGTAAAGGCATTAAGGACATATTCAAGGATATGACAAACGCCATTATTAAGATGATGATTCAGTTAACGTTCCAACAATACATCATGCCTAAGTTGCAAGGATTATTTGGTGGTGCAGTAAGTGGTATTGGCTCACTAGGTGCTGCAAAAGGGACATCGTCCTTTGCCGGCGGTAGTTCGTTTAGTTCTGCATTTACAGGAAATCGATTCGCTGCCGGAGGAAAAACGAATCCAGGGCTTATGCTGGTTGGTGAAAACGGACCGGAACTATTACAGTCCTCGGGATCCCATCGTATTTACACAGCAAGTGAAACCCGTAGATTAATGGGCGGCGGAGCTACAAGTAATAACGTGGTTGTTAACATTGTTAATCAGTCTGGCCAAGAACTCGAAAGCAAGCAACAGAACTCTCGGTTTGATGGTGAGAATTATGTTATCGATGTAGTAGTTCGTGCTATGGAATCAAACAAAGGAGGTATGCGTGACGCCATCAAGGCATCCGCAGTATAACTATGGCAGTATTTCCAGATATTCGATGGCCGATATATCCAATTCAGGAGACTACTCCAGATAATTCGTATAAAGGCCAAGTTGAAAACATGACGCTAATCACCAGGAAGAAGACGACAAAGACCCGGCGGACATATTCCGTAGGGTACAAGTTGCCAACAGCTGATTACTATAAACTTCGGTCATTCTTCGATGAAGTCAACTGCTCCGGTATATTCGATTGGGTTCATCCGGAAACACGAGAAACACTAAAAGTGCGATTTGCTGATCAGTTAGACTTTGCGGCGAATGACTACGGAGTGTGGATGGGAACCGTGAAATTACAGGAGGTATAACATGTTACCGCTCTCAACGGCATCGATTTTAGAGAAAAACCAAATATCGGCCACAGGTGTGTGGTTAATGCTGTTAGAAATATCCTATAAAGGGGATACGATTCGATTGGTATACAATACGGAGAATATCCAATTTCAAGGCAATACCTATATCGCATTTCCATTTACCATTCAAGATGTTACAGAGAATGCGACGGATTTACCTAATATCAAGCTATCTGTGTCTAACGTGACTCGTACAATTCAGCGCATGGCAGAGTCTAATAATGGATTCACTGGAGCCAATGTCATCATTCGTGTAGTGAATACGAACATACCTGATGTGTGCGAGCAAGAGGAGCATTTCGTAATTACGGGAACTCATGCAAACGCAGAATGGATGGAGTTTACACTGGGTACTGACTTTAGCTTTACTCGACGATTCCCGTTAATCCGTGTGATGAAGGATTTCTGCCCGTTCAAATTTAAAGGGGTTCAATGTGGATATAAGGGTCACGAAAATCAATGCAATAAAACCCTAGCGCGATGTCGTGAATTGGGGAACAGTACTCGATTTGGAGGAGAACCTACTATTCCGCAAGGAGGACTATATGCATCCAATAAGTGATTTGACTGATATGATAGGCACCCCATTCTCGGAAATGAAATGTTGGGATGTAGTTGTTGAGGTATATCGGCGTAGTGGAATATCACTACCTGAATATACCCAAATCCAAATGGATGAATGGCGCGAGGTTCGTGAGCCAATGCCAGGGAGTGTTTTGGTATTTGCGCTGTATGGTAAAAATCTCGATCATGTAGGGGTTTATCTTGGTGAAGGTAAATTTATACACGCTACTGAACACAGCGGCACCTGTATAGAGCACATATCAAAGTATGTGCCTCGATTGAAGCACATTTATGAAAGGAAGGAGTAGCAGATGGTTAACGTAATTATTGTAAATAATCCGTTCAAGCCAGAGCAACGGGATACAAAATATTTGCCATTTAAACAGGGCAAGTCTATCAGCTATTACTTCAGTGCACCTGGTGAATGGGCGTACTCAGTAAATGGACATGAAGCAGCGCCTGATACAGTTGTAAACGATGAAGACTACATTGTAGTAATGCCCCGAGTTGAGGGTAAATTCTTTGGTGTTCTTCTATCAATAGGGATGGCTGTATTTACCGGTGGTATTGCTTCGGGTGCTATCTTTGGTATCCAAAGCTTGATTTGGCGGTCAGTAATTGCTATGGCGGTAGGGATGATAGGTAATGCTATTATCTCAAAGTTAACTGCTCCTAAGGTTGACCGTTCGAATTCCGAACAGTCAAATACATATGGCTGGGGAGGTACCGAAACTGTTACTGGGCAGGGCTACCCTTTATCCGTGACGTATGGCCGGATGAAAAGCGCGGGGTTGTTGTTATCTCGCCATGTAATTAGTGATGGTGAAAAGCAATATCTTAACCTTTTATACTGTGCGGGTGAGGGCGAATTATCAAAAATAGAAGATATTCGTATTAATGCTAACCCAATCAGTAATTATAAAGATGTGCAGGTGGATATCAGAAAGGGCACAAATGACCAAACAGTTATCCCAAATTTCAATGATAACTTTGCGGATCAATCCCTAAACTATGAATTGACTGAATCATGGAATACACAACAGGTGCAAGGCGATGCATGTGACGCTATAGAGTTAACTGTTGGATTCCCAAACGGATTATATTATTCAAATGATAGCGGCGGCGCTGACCGTACGTCTGTCACGTTGAAAGCAGAAATTCGTAAGGTAGGCGATGAGTCCTGGCAGGCATTACCTTTAGCAAATCAAAGGGGCATGGCCGGCCATATTAAGCGCCGCGATGCGTGGAATTTTATCAAGTCGGATAATAGCGTGACGAATACATCCGATTATGCAGGACGAATTGAAGAGGCGACAAATAATGCGTTTTATCGTGTATTTCGTTTTGACAATCTCGAAAAGGCTCGCTACGAAATCCGTATGCGCTGCAGTGCGAAAGATGGTAAAAGCTTGCGCCATGTCAATAAGGTCTACTGGGTGCAGCTAACCCAAATTATTTATGATGATTTTGTACATCCGGGAAAAGCCCTCATTGGAATTAAGGCATTGGCTACATCTCAGCTAAGCGGTACTGATCCAAAAGTAACGTGGATTCAAGAACGTTCAGAGGTGTATGTATTTAATCCGTATATCAATAAGTATGAATCACAACCAGCTGATAACCCGGCTTGGGCTGCTTATGATTTAATCCACATCTGCCGTAAGATTGGCGGTGAATATATTGTATTCGGACAGCCCCATATGCGCCTTGACTATAACGCATTTAAGGCATGGGCAGATAAGTGCAAAACAAATGGGTTTACATTCAACTATATATACGACACCGCTATGCGATTATGGGATGCGTTAAAGTATCCAGAGGCAGTAGGTCGAGGGAAAGTAATTCCTGTAGGAACCAGGTTCACATGTGTTAGTGATTATCAATCTACACCGGTACAGTTGTTTACTGTAGCCAATATAAAGCACGGCAGCTTTACTGAAGAGTTTCAAGGTGTGGAGGCTAGGGCTAACTCTGTTGAAATATCGTTCCTTAACAAGGATAAGGATTATGAGCGAGACGTCATTCCAGTATATGGGGATACTTACGACGAGTCGGATACGCTAACAAATCCGGCACAAGTTGAACTCATGGGGTGTACTAGTCTTGAGCAGGCCTATAAACACGGTAAGCATTTCTTGCGATGCAATAAATATGAAATACGTACTGTGACAATAGAGGCGTTTACGGATGCCATAGCGTGCACGGTAGGAGATATTATTTTAATTCAGCACGACATACCTGAATGGGGCGAGGGCGGTCGTGTGGTTGCGGTAAGTGGCCAGACGATTACACTTGACAAGGAAGTGTCGGTACAACCAGGGAAGAATTATCAGTTGCTAATTCGTAGCAACTCTACGGATATCGTCTCTACGTTTAACGTAGTAAATGTATCAGGTCTCAATGTGATTGTTAAAGAGGCTATACCGGTGCAGCCTGATGCGGTATATGCATTCGGAGAGGTCTCTAAATCGGCTAAGCCATTTCGTGTGTTGGCTATTACAAAGACACTATCAGAAATGACCCGTAAGATCCAATGCATGGAATATTATCCAGAACTCTATGTATCAGATGATGGCACGGTGCCAAGTATTGATTATACGAATCACGGTGCATCTGATATTCAATCAGTAGGGTTAGTGAGCGATGTCTATGGTGCTAATGGCATCATGTATTCACGCATAGGTGTAACGTGGCAGTTACCTCGCGATGGAAAAGTCTCAAACGTAGTCGTGAATTACCGAAACGTAAAAAGCGATACGTGGACATATATCGGAAACTACCCAGCGTCCACAAATACTACCACAATATCCGATGTACTGCTAGGCGCGAACTATGAAGTACGCGTGCAGGCAATTAATGAGTTAGGCCAGCTGACTACTGGCGTGACAAAATCTATAGCCATACCTAAGATGCAGACGCCAGAGGATGTTCAGAATTTACGTGTCCTAAGTCGGTACAATCAAACGGCCGATAAAAGTGTTTACTACGACTTACAAGTGCTATTTGATCCGCCTAGTAATCCTGCCAATTTCGATGTGGCGGAGATTTGGTATCTCTTAAAGTCGAAGAGCGGAAAGCCTGTGCCAGGGCAAGAATGGCAGTACGCTGGCAGTAGTAATAGTCAGGTTATTATCAAATCATTAGGTCCAGGTGAGGAGTATCGAATCAAAGCGATTTCGGTTGACCGATTTGGTAACCGGGCAGAAACAGCTCAAATGGTTGATGTGATAGTCAAACCGATGGATGCGATACCCGATATGCCTAGCAACTTCGGTATTACTTTCGGTAGAAATGCCACCGCATCATGGGATGAGGTGCTGAATGCTGACGTCGACTATTACGAATTACGTACCGATAACAATCCTGGTAAAGATACGAAGGCTTTATTGGCAAGAGTTAAAGGTACATCTGCTGTACTTACCCTATCTAAACGAGCAGATACTGTTTATCTTTATGCTCGCAGCACGTTGGGCAAATACTCGACTGCAGCAACGTACGAGTATAACGTTCCGCAGTTGGCCGCGCCTGAGCTTGTAGTAAAAAGTCAGTTAGGCGGATTCAATCTTTACTTCTCAACTAAGCCCGCACAAGCATATGCAATCAGATGCCACGTGATCGGAGATGAACGCACCGATGATTTTGAAACTACTAGCACCATGCTGACATATTCGAACTCAGCCGGAATATACCGGATACGTTGCTCGTTTGTGGATGTGTTCGGAGATGGACTCGTTAACGAGAAGCAAGTCGTGATTAAGACACAAATTGATGCGAGCTTGTTAGACCTTGAGTCTCTCGGACTGAATAAAGTTGATGAGCGAATTAAGGAGCTTGATAAGAAATTCAATACGAATTCTGAAGAGACCACTAGAAGAATTACGAATTTGGCGTCACATACGGAATCTCGCATTACTGAGTTAGCTGGTAGCATCGATTTGCGAGTTAAAAAAAGTATTGGTGAGATTGATGGTGGTGAGTTGGTATCTCGCATTAACCTCAGTCAGTCCGGGGTATACATTGCGGGGAAATTGATTCACATCACTGGAGCGACTAAGTTCGATGATAACGTCATTGTTAATAAGATGATTCAGGCCAATGCAGTTACTGCCGACAAATTACATGTTGATAATTTAGCGGCGGTGTCCGGTACAATCGGGTTACTTCGATCAAGAGAGACCGGTGCTCGTGTTGAGATTCAGGATAATCTTATTACAGGCTTTGATGACGATAACAACCCTCGGATTAAACTTGGATGCTGGTAGGAGGTATTATGGAACCGCATGTATTAGCTTATGATGCTAACGGAAATATCATACTAAATCTCAAGGAAAGGCTTACACGTATCGAGGGGAGGATGTATGTATCTGACATTCCTAATCGACGTCAACAAATTACTGTGAATGGATTGCTGCCTGGGCAACATGTCTGGGCTGCAGCCATGGGACAGTACTTAGTGGCAGAGGTTAGGGGCAATATCATAACATATTATTTTGCAGTGTCCCAGGATGAATATAATATCAATCGTCAATTTAAAGATCTTACATATGAAGGGTGGTTGGCGTATGGAATTTATTAACATCCAAAATAAAGAAGGCGTCACGATTATAAACGATACCTATGACAATCTAGTATATCTTAGCTTCCCTAAACAAAAAGATGCAGTTCTCTACACCGGGGCAATGAGGGGGATAACGCCAACGGTTCAAATCCCACTCAAACCCATAGCTTACACTCCTATGATGGTGCCTACAAGTAAATTCCAGTATGGATATATTGCAGGGGAGGCTAATGTAATCCAGGTCTTTTATGCCACTAATTACGTATATCATGGTGACGCACCTCTTATAGCAGTATCAGTTCCACAAGGATATGAATTCGCGGCTCAGTGGGTTCATAAACGTCGTGAACGATTAATGGTACTGGTAGTGGATGTGATTAAGCCAGGCGAAAAGGTAACACAAGCAATAATTGACGAAGTGAAAGCTGGCATCAAGTTCTACTGCTTCGGCTATTTCGAGGACGTTGCAGCCAATGCAGACACGCCCCGTATTCGATTTGTTGATAAGGTAGGAAGTAGTAAGCCTAATACGGCATTGCAAGTTCTTGGCCGACACAAATACTATAAAGCGTCTTGGACAGCAGATTACAATCTACAGAATGATGTGATATATGATAGCCGCATTAGGTACCTACGCATAATCGATCATTACGCGCACGATTGGTATAACCAGTTATCAAACTACGTTCCGGATACTTTTACAAACATGGCTCGTGACCCAAAGACGTACGGCGTCAAGGTTGCAATTATACCCATGTCCGTAATCGATGTATCTGTTTGGGGGCCAAATATCAATAATGGAGATAAAAAGTCACACACGGGGCGAGTGTGGCAAACGTTCAGATTTCACGATGAGAGTACCGTATCGCTGAAATCGTATCAGTTCATTGATTGGAATACAGTCACCACGTATCCTGTAGGTTGCTCGGGTAAAACCACATCTCAGTATTTGGTGGTCGATGTGACCGGGTACGATAAACAAGGTACGATTCCATTCAATTAAGGGAGATGATAAATAATGAATGTAAAAGATATAGACCTCAATATTGGCGAGGATTTCGGGATAGTTTACGCAGTCCAAGATGACAATGTGGATTTGACAGGGTTTAAGTCAGTATTCGCCATACGAAAGCGAGCAAGTGGTCCGCTTGTTATTAAAGTGCAAGGGGTAGCATCTGGGAAGATTGCGACATTCAATATTTCCGGAAAGGATACCCTAGAAATTAAGTCCTTTGGTGAGCATGTGTATGATGCTTTTGCATATAAGGAATCGGAGCCTAGCCGATACTACAAACTGGGCATGGGGGTAGTCAACATAATTCAGGATGTGGCCATGCATGATTAGAGGAGGAATGTATTATGCAAAACAAAGTGTTACCAGTAAGAATTGAAAGTCCGATTAAAGTAGAGGCGGAAGTAAAAGCAACCATGGTAGGTGATAATGGAAAAAGTGCTTATGAAATCGCTTTAGCACATGGATTCGTAGGAACCGAGGAGGAGTGGTTGGAATCCTTAAAAGCAAAGCTGCCTAACTTATCAGGAGTTATGTCAGCACTTCAAGGTAAGAACATTCTTATTAATAGCGGTACCCTTGAAGCGATATTAACTGCTATTGTCCATGCGTTGGCTGAACAGCCTTATGCACCACTTACATTTAACGAACTAAGAAAAGGGGATACTGAAATTCGAGTATCCGGGCAAGATGGCTTTAAAGTTCGAGTGAGTGGCAGTGCAGAAGCTGTTGAAATTCAATCCGGAAATGCAACTATTAGAATTCAGCCTTATGGCGCAGATGATATTTATCTCGAATATCTTAACTTAATCGATCATGTCGTTGATACTGTTAAAATCAAAGGTCTTGTTGAATTCAATCCGGAAACGGCTACAGAAATTTTACCTAAGCAGTTCTATGGCCGTAGCGATTTGGAAGGTGAACTCACCTGTCCGAATGTTGTTAAAGTTGGTGCATTAGCATTCGTTGGAACCGATCACAACATTATCAATTTGCCTAAGGCCACTGATATTGATAGGGATGCTTTCGCTAACAGTTCTCTTGCCGTAATCAATATCCCCGCATTTGTATGGGCAGATGATAACCTTGATTTAAAATCTTATGATCTCATTAGGGTTAATAAAATAACTGTTAGCGAGGAATCTCGCCCACCACGAAATGTCATGATGCAGAAAATTTCATTAGAGGTCTACAATCCAGATCACAGCAAGAAATGGAATCTTTATAACGAGAAATGGGAGAAAACGGAGGCCTAAATGGACGAAATTAGATTATTGCTAATGGACTTCGGAATACCTCCATATTTTGCGGATATTGGCTTTTGGGTGACCCTTTTGGGGGTCATCTGGGCTGCTCTGCGGGGCTCGTTTAGGGCGATGGTGTGGTTCTTAGAGCATACTTCGCTAGTTGCGGTTAAGCAAGAATTAGATGACCATTTGGCTCGACGCATGGATAAGCAGCGTAAGGACTATGACGATAAGTTATCCGATGCTATCAACAGTATCGCTGATTTAACAAAAAGCAATCAGGAAATACTAAAGCAATTGGTCAAGCTGGAAGAACGAGATGCAGCGAAATTTCATAGGCTTAATAACCTCGAAACCACAGTTCAGAGTCTGAGTACTGAACTGATGCATATCCAAGTTCTAAATAATATGCCAATAGGAAGAAGTATCACGCTTAATACCGATGATATAGGAGGTGACTGATAATGAAATATCAAATCATGAACCGACTGAAATCAGCATATGGTGCTGTTCGTGTTGCTAACATTAGACCTACTGGAGTACTAGCGACACGGATTCTAGTACTTGTTATGCTAATTCCTATTTGGCTAGTCATAACAGAGTATGTTATGGCATTTGCTAGGGGCTATGTATCAAGTGAAACTAATAAGCTGATTGATGTTGGGCTCAATATTATTGACCACATATTCATTCCTAGCGTATTGACAGCCGTAGTAGGCTTCCTAGGACTTTGGTTGGATAGAAACAATAATGGTGTCCCTGATAAATTAGAAGGAGGTAGTAGTAATGACGAAAATATTTATAAATCCAGGTCATGATATTGACCTGGACTCTGGAGCAGTAAATCCTAACACAGGACGTCGTGAATGCGACGTTGCTCGTGATGCGGGTAAGTTATTGGCTTGTTATTTACAAACTGCAGGATGTGACGTTAAAACTTTACAAAATGATGATTTAGGTCTTGTGTGTGAAACATCTAATGAATGGGGAGCGGATATATTTGTATCGCTCCATTGTAACGCTTTTAACACTCAAGCTAGGGGTACAGAAACTTTGTACAAGTCTTTCAATGGCCAACGTCTAGCGAACGATATCCAATCGCAAATCATCCGTAGTATTAATACGGTTGATCGTGGTGTGAAAGAACGGCAAGATTTATGGGTATTAAACGGCACGGATGCAACAGCTGTGTTGGTAGAAATGGCCTTTATCGATAATGATGAAGACCTAGCACTACTTAACAATGACCTTGATACTATAGTGCGTGCTATAGCAAGGGGCATTACTGATTACGCAACAGGAGGGGAATAATGTATGACAAAATCAAAGTATTACTTAATCACCCTGCTTACCGCTATATTATTATCGGTGGTATTGGGTTCGTCCTCATCCTTTGCCTCGGATACATTTTCCACCAACCAAGCGGAACCGACTATCAGCGTGCCCGTGAGTCAGTGGAACGAATTGAAAAGCAACAACGAGAAAGCATTAAGCTTAATCGAGACATCCAATCTTCCATTGACAGAAGCACAGAGCTTAGCCGTGAAGCAAAAGGAAGAATTGAACGAAGCACACAATACAATCACCAAATTAGAGAACGAATTGAACAAAGCCAAAGCGGACTTAGTGAGGCAAGAAGTTACCTTGTCAGAAATGTCGGGCTCTATAGACGAATTGAAGAACAAAATAGAGAACGACAAACGGACCATCAAGAGACTACGGATGCAACGCAACCTATTTCAAATGGTAGGAGCGGGTGCGACAATCGGAGTAGTAATTCATCGATGACTGAGAGGTGATCCAAGTATCTCCCTACCATACGAGGGCGGACGTGTGGATTAATGGTAAATACACAAAAGACCTTACTGGGAATATGTCCTGGTAAGGTCTTTTTTTGTTTATAAATAGCAATTGCGGATAGGGTAAAAATATGGTGTAATTAGGGTAATAATAGGAGGTGGGAGTAATGCTGAAAGTATTTAATAAAGACCCACATTTTATGAGGGATGCGGTAAAAGTAGACAACTATGCCGATGCATGGGATATAATATGCTCAATGCAACAGAGGCTAGGGAAAGGCATACTTCTTGTTGGTAGGGAAACATGGGAGGACCTTAGATTGGTCGAGCATTTTCCTGATTTTATTTGGACAGATGATGTAAAGGCAGTATATGTTAATAGTGATAAAACATTAATAATTTCTGCTCCGTCAAAGTATAATCGAGCCAACGTTTTAAAGCTTATCAAATTCTTTAGACTTCACTATTCTATTCGAGAAATATAA